AACATGAACCGCGGCCCACGGGGCTTGGACGGTTTAGTATCTGTTGCTAGGAATATGAACCGGTCTATGGTAAGTTAGTCATGAAGGAGATAACACATGGCACGTGAACCTATTGCTGGGATGATGGACAAGAATGTCCCATCGCAGCTTAATGAGGATGATTTAGCTGCGGAAATGGAAATAGAGGTTCCGGGCAGCATGGACAACGTCGTGTCTTTTGAGGGCATGGCTGAGGGCATGGACATTGAGATATCTCCAGAAGACGACGGTGGTGTTACGGTTGATTTTGAACCGTCGGATCAGCGTGGGGGGAGCGACGATTTTTATGCGAACTTAGCGGAAGAGATGCCAGATCGGGAGCTTTCGCGCATTGCCGGTGAGTTATTGGCCGAGTTTGATTCCAATAAGTCTGGCAGACAGGATTGGGAAGATGCTTACGCCAACGGTTTGGAGTTACTTGGATTCACATATGAGGAGCGGACGCAACCATTTCGGGGGGCCTCCGGAGTTACGCACCCGTTGCTGGCTGAAGCGGCTACTCAATTTCAGGCACAGGCGTTCAATGAGTTGTTGCCTGCGGCAGGCCCAGTGCGAACTGCGATATTGGGGGCAGAAACTAGGGAAAAACAAGCTCAATCCCAGCGCGTAAGGCAGTTTATGAACTACTACATCACTAACGTGATGGAAGATTACACGCCTGACATGGACCAGATGCTGTTTTATTTACCACTGGCGGGTAGTACATTTAAGAAAGTCTACTATGACGAGACCATGGGCCGCGCAGTAAGTAAGTTTATCCCTGCGGAAAACCTTGTTGTCCCGTATGACACCGCTGATTTGGACAGTTGTCCTAATATTACGCAGGTTGTTCGGATGTCTTTGAACGATTTGCGCAAAAAGCAGGTTGCAGGCTTCTATTTGGACATGCCTGTGATACCGGCACAGGAAGAACTAGGTAGTATTGAGAGCGAAATTGACCGGATTGATGGCCTTTCCCCGTCTCAAATAGACTATGACTGCACTATTATGGAGTGTCACGTCGATTTAGACCTTGAAGGCTATGAAGACCTTGACGAAGACGGGGAACCGACGGGTATTAAGGTTCCATATGTGGTCACAATCAGCCAAGATAACGGCCAAATTTTGTCTATACGTCGAAATTACCGCGAAGATGACGAATTGAAGCGGAAAATTCAGTATTTTGTGCATTATAAGTTCCTTCCCGGCTTTGGTTTCTATGGTTTGGGGCTAATCCACACTATTGGCGGTTTGTCACGGACCGCCACAGCGGCACTGAGGCAGTTAATCGACGCAGGTACGTTATCTAATCTCCCTGCGGGCTTTAAAGCCCGAGGATTGCGTATCCGTGATGACGATGACCCGCTTCAGCCCGGCGAGTTCCGCGATGTGGACGCACCCGGAGGGGCTATCCGTGACAGCCTGATGCCGCTGCCATTTAAAGGCCCCGACCAGACCTTGTTTAACCTGCTTGGTTTTGTTGTTCAGGCCGGTCAACGGTTTGCAACCATCACCGACATGAAAGTGGGTGACGGTAACCAGCAGGCTGCGGTAGGAACGACTATCGCAATGTTGGAGCAGGGCTCTCGTGTCATGAGTGCGGTGCATAAACGCTTGCACTATGCGATGAAAGAGGAGTTTAAGATTCTTGCTCGTGTGATGAGTGAGAGCTTACCGCAGGAATATCCGTATTCTGTTGAAGGTGCGGACGCTTCGGTGATGGCCTCTGATTTCGATGATCGGATTGATGTCGTTCCCGTGTCTGACCCCAACATCTTTAGCCAGTCCCAGCGTATTGCTTTGGCTCAGACTAAGTTGCAGTTGGCAGGCGCGGCCCCAGAAATGCACAACATGTATGAAGTGTATCGAGACATGTATGACGCTTTGGGGGTAAGAGACGTAGACCGGATTATGAAGCGTATTCCGGACGAAGAGCCTACACCTAAAGATCCGGCACAGGAAAACATCGACGCGATGGACATGATACCTTTGAAGGCGTTTGAAGGTCAGGAGCATGAGGCGCACATCATGGCGCACATGGTGTTTGGTTCAACTCCGATGGTTGCTGGTATGCCTGCAATGGCGATGGCGCTTCAGAAGCACATTATGGAGCACGTTAAGATTGCAGCGCGTGAGCGGGCGGCAGTTCAGTTTATTCAGAACCGTCAAGCCACGGGCGGCGAAGTGGCCACAGAGGAAGAAATGCTGCAAATTGAAGGACTTACAGCCCAGTTCATTGCTGAAGGTATGCAGATGGTCAAACAGATGTCCCAGCAGGTGTCGGGTGAAGGCCCTGATCCGCTGGTACAACTCAAAGAGCAGGAGCTTCAGATCAAGGCGCAGGCTGAACAGAACGATGCGCAGAACGACCAAGCCAAACTCAATCTTGAGGCCGCGGGTCAGCGGATGCGGGCTGATCAGTTCCAGCAGAGGTTGGCCGCGCAAGAGCGGCAGACACAGGCACGTATCCAGTCGGCTATGGAGCGTGAAATGCTTAAACAAAGGAGCACGTAATGCCGTTAACTGCGGGCTCGAGTAGAAAAGCTGTCAGCAAGAACATAAGTAAATTGAGAGGTGAAGGCTATAAGCCAAAGCAGGCTATTGCTATTGCTTTGTCGAAAGCGGGTAAGAAGACGAAAAAACGAAAGGCTTAACACGTGTACTACGGGAATGTACTATGGATCCAGCCACTGCTATGGCCGTCGCCTCATCGGCGTTTTCGGCGATAAAGAAAGGTTTTTCTGTTGGAAGAGACATTGAGTCTATGGTCGGTGATTTAAGCCGATGGATGAGTGCGCTTTCTGACATTGATCAAGCTGAAAAAGAAGCTAAAAATCCCCCTATTTTTAAAAAATTGTTTAGCGGAAAAAGCGTTGAACAAGAAGCGCTAGAGGCGTATGCCGCAAAAAAGAAAGCAGAGTCACAACGAGCTGAACTAAAACAATGGATGGGTTTTGCAATGGGATCCAAGGCTTGGGATGAGTTAATCCGAATGGAGGGCCAAATACGAAAACAAAGGCAAGAAACCTTGTATCGCCAACGGGAACGACGCCAAAAGTTTGTGGAATGGCTGGTTATTATAACATCTGTTATAATAGGGGTGGCTATTTTAGCTACTTTAGTTTGGATGTTTAAGTTAAAAGGTTAAGGGAAAGAGAGAAAAATGATTACACCACAACAACTAGACGCATGGCGAATTGTTCCAAGGCTCTTAATACTAAGCTACATGGTGGTTTTTTACCAAACATGTCAATGGTTTATGTCATTACCCGACCCAAATAACGCGCAAGCGGGGTTTGTCAGCGTGATTGTTGGCGCGGGTGCAGCATGGTTTGGCTTATATGTTAACAGTAAATCCACTCCAGTTAACAAAGATACTACTGCAAGCGAATGATGCATGTTTTTCTCCTGTTGGTTTATTTAGGAGACGGAGATCAGCGCAGGTTGATTAGCAACGATATGTATTTTGAAAGTGTTGTCAGGTGTAATTTTTTTGCTAAAGAAATCAGCCGAAGGTATGGAAACTACAACCATATTGAATATTTAAACCCAGATGATAAAGTAACCGCATATTGTATACCTAAATACATTAAAAAGGGGTCGGTGGAGATTTATTGATGGACGCGCTTGAACAAAAGGTGTTTGACATCAAATCAAGGTTAAATATTCTATACGCTCGTTTACAGGAGAGAACCAATGATGAGTTTATTAGGAAGTCTACTGGGTTTCGGTACGAGCTTTCTCCCCGAAATATTGAATTACTTCAAAGCGGGTCAGGAGCACAAACAAAAGCTCGAAACGATGAAAATGGAAGCCGAGCTAATGGAAAAACGATCTGCGTTAAAATTGCAGGAGCTCGACAAACAGGCGGACATTCAAGAAACGAGAAGTATATATGAGCATGATCGAAGCATTGACGCTGGGGGATTTGTTAACGCTCTCCGGGGTAGCGTTAGGCCTGTTATTACTTACGCCTTTTTCCTAATGTTTGTGACGGTTGAGGTTGTGATTATGCTCAAGGTTATGGAGTCTGGCGGCGATTGGAAAGACGCGGTAGAGCTTATGTGGAGTCCTGAAACCCAAGGTCTATTTGCTGCCATAATTTCTTTTTGGTTCGGTAACCGCGCCGTGTCGAAATATTACAAACGGAGCTGATATGGAAGCCAGATTTTTTATAAGTCTTGAAAAAGTGCTAGAGCATGAAGGCGGTTTTGTTGATCACCCGGAAGACCCGGGCGGCGCAACCAA